AGAAGTTTGACAACAAGAAGCCATACTCAGCACCGAGACCAAGAATTCCAGGTACAAGTGTTGAAGTGAGAAATGGTGATGTTAACGGAGCAATTCGTAGACTAAAAAAGATTCTTGAAAACGACAACCGTCAAAAAGAATTAGCAAAAAGAGAGTACTACGAAAAACCAAGTGCTAAACGTAAACGTGTTAAAGATCAAGAAATCCGTAGACACAAAAAAGAACTACTTAAAAAGATTCAATCCGGTTCTGAACCATATCAGGAAACAGGCGGACTCAAACATCTTAAGGGTAAAAGATCAAGAAGAAAACACGCAATGCTAAAGGATATGTTTAGCAGAGCTAACCGCAGAAGGTAGACATGAAAATTGTTGTTGTTAGTGGAGGATTCGATCCACTGCACTCTGGTCATATAAGTTATTTAGAAAGTGCCGCAAAATACGGTAATAAACTTGTAGTACTTGTAAACAGTGATGAGTGGCTTACAAGAAAGAAAGGCAGACCTTTTATGCCTTTTGAAGAACGTTCCCTAATTATACAACGCATGGACATGGTAGACAATGTTTATGCAGTCAGCGACGATGATAACAGTGTAACCAAAGGACTTGTTCAAGTCAGAGACGCATTCGGACATCAACATGAATATGTATTTTGTAATGGCGGCGACAGAGGCAAAGACAACATACCAGAAATGGATGTTGAGGGTTATGAGTTTGAATTTGCTGTAGGTGGTGATAACAAAGCCAACAGCAGTAGTTGGATATTAAAGGAATGGAAGTATCCAACAGAACGCAGAGTATGGGGTGAATTCAGCAACCTATTCGAAGACGGTGTTGTAAAAGTTAAAGAGCTTGTGATAGAACCAGGCAAAGGCATCAGTTATCAACGTCACTTTAAGAGATCAGAAATATGGTTTGTGAGTAAAGGTGAATGTGAGATTAAGTATGGTGCAGACACTGAATTGCCAGAACATTATTCATACCATGTATTAAAAACAGATCAATCGTTTACTGTAAGAGCAAAAGCATGGCATCAGATTGTAAACAAAGGTAAAGTACCTTGCCATATAATAGAAATACAGTACGGCGAAGAAACAACAGAAGACGACATAGAGCGTCTTGAATATTACGACGGAGAATAGTATGGAATATGTATTTGCAGGAATGTTTTTTACTTTACTGGTAGTTTGGGTAGTAATAAAAAATCAGGACGAATAATGTACGAATTAGTATTACTGATATGCATTATGGTTATCGGAACTATAATATTAACAATTTTAAACGACGACGAGTAAACAATGAGAGAATTAAACACACAGAAAGTATGCGAACTATTAAATGAAATAGTTGAATTGGAAATGGCTGGTGTGGTAAGGTATGCACACAGTTCATTAATGATTAGCGGTCCTAACAGGATACCTATTGTAGCATTCCTACAGGAACAGGCAAACGAAAGTTTAGCACATGCCTTACAAGCAGGCGAATACATCACAGGATTTGGTGGACACCCAAGTCAGAAAATTGCAAAGATAGAAGAAAATCACGATCACAGTGTTAATCAAATACTCACTGAAAGTTTAGAACACGAAGTACGTGCTGTAGGAAAATACAAAGAACTGCTAATGGAAGTAGCGGATGCAAGTATCATGCTTGAGGAATATGCCAGAGGACAAATAGGCCAAGAGGAGCAACATGCATTAGAACTTAGCAAGATGTTGAAGGATTTTGCGTAGTGCCCAAACTGGTTGTAGCAGGTTGCAGTTTTTCTGACAGAACACTTGTAGAAGAGTGCTACGGCGACCATTTATCAAAATTATTAAATATAGACTATTTACATCTTGCAGGTGGATGTGGCAGTAATGATCGCAGTATGCGATTAATAGTTACAAACGTTTTATTAAATAAGATTAATGAAAACGATCATGTAATTATTCAACTTACATCACCTGAAAGAAAAGAAGTATTCTCAAATTATTTAACGCACACAAGAATTGGCAAAACAACATTTGATCACAGTGTATTCATTACACAACAAGAAACACCAGTAGAAAGCAATCCTAACATTAAAGCCATACATCCTTGGGACAGTATGCCATTGAATGATCTTGTAGATAACACAGTAAAAGATTTTAGGTGGGGCCGTTTTAAAATGCACAGTTGGACGTGGCAAGAAAACAAAACGGATGAGCTGGTTCAAAAAAGCATAGAAGAAGCAACAGTGGATATCACTGCTGATACTTATATTACTTGGACCAGACTTGCTATGCTTATGTCATTCCTTGAAAGTAAAAACATACGTTACACAGTTCTCCACCCACACAGTTATTTTCATCCAGATAATTTTGAAAAGATGGGACTCACACGTTTATTTAGAGAAGGCAAGGATATAGCAACACACCCTGAATTAATATCAATGTGGAGTCAAATACAACATTCCCCCGATGATGCGTCACACCTAAGTGAAAGTGGTCACGAATGGTTTGCAAGATGGTTAAATGACAAAATAATATGGACATAATGCTAATTGGTTGTAGTTGGCTTGTACCAAACTATTATTATGAAGAGAATCTTAGAAACAGTGATATCGATACTCCAGGTGCACCACCAGAAATTCATATTAGAAGTTTATTAGAAGCAGAAGGTCATTCTATTATAAATTTTGCAATAAACGGTTATGGCAATGATCAACTTCTTTCTGATGCATTAATGACACTAACACCAGAACAAAACATTGACCTCATAATATTTTGCCAATCAGATCCTGTAAGAGATTATATTCGCAATGGCACAACAGACATAATAAGTGAAGTTTTACCACATGATAAGTTACTTGAGAAGACATATCATAAACTTAATAAACTAAAGAAATTATTACCCAAATCTAAATTAGTTGTAATAGGCGGCCTAACACCTATTGAAGATTCTATTAATAACATAATGGAATATAAGCCAGACTATCAATTACGTTGGTGGATAGAGGAATTTTTTAACAAAGATGATTTCTCTGAGATGGGACCACTTCCTACAACAGCATATGGGTATAGCATATTAGAAATGGACGTATTGTCACACAACGAAAAAAATAACACTGTAACAGTAATGGACTACATGAGGGAATCAAAATATTATCCAGATCACGGACACCCAGGCGAACACATGCATTCATGGCTTTTTCATGAATTAAAAAACAACAACCTAATAGATAATAAATACTAATATGAAAAGAATATACTTAGATTACGCATCAACTACACCCTGCGACCCAAATGTTGCAGAGTTAATGACCAAATTCCTCACATTTGACGGCGAGTTTGGAAACCCTGCAAGTAGAAGTCACAGTTTCGGTTGGGAGGCTGATCAAGCAATTGACACAGCAAGACAACAAGTAGCAGACCTTATTGGTGCTGACCCAAGAGAAATCGTATTCACCAGCGGTGCCACTGAAGCAGATAATCTTGCTATCAAAGGTACAGCACAATTTTACGAAACAAATGGTAAACACATTGTCACAAGTAAGATTGAACACAAAGCAGTACTTGATCCTTGCAGAGAACTTGAACGTGATGGATTTGAGATTACATATCTTGAACCTAACGAAGATGGTATAATCACAGCAGACATGATTGCTGAAGCAATCAGAGAAGATACAATACTTGTAAGTATTATGTTTATCAATAATGAACTTGGTACACTTAACGACATAGAAGGTATTGGTAAGTTATGCTTTGATAAGAAAATTATGTTCCATGTGGATGCGGCTCAGGCCACAGGCAAAGTAGAAATAAACTTAGCAGAACTTCCTGTACATTTAATGAGTTTATCAGCACATAAAACATATGGCCCAAAAGGCGTAGGTGCATTGTATATTCGACGTAAGCCACGTGCAAGAATCAGAGCACAAATGCATGGTGGTGGACACGAAAGAGGAAATAGGAGTGGCACACTTCCTACACATCAAATTGTAGGAATGGGGGAAGCATACAGAATTGCCCAAGAGCGATTCGAACAAGACAAAGCTCATGTAGGTATGTTACATGATCGTTTGTTAGAAAGAGTTAAAGAAGTTGAGGAAGTATACTTAAACGGCAGTCTTGATCACAAAGTTAAAAACATTTTAAATGTCAGTTTTAACTTTATTGAAGGCGAAAGTTTGATTATGGCTTTAGAAAATGTTGCTGTTAGTAGCGGTAGTGCATGTACAAGTGCAACACTTGAACCAAGTTATGTATTACGTGCATTAGGCAGAGCAGACGAGTTAGCACACAGCAGTATACGATTCAGTTTCGGAAGACAAACCACGCTCGAAGACATTGACCAAACAGCAGATACGTTGCTCGATGTAGTTGAGAAATTAAGAGAACTATCCCCATTGTGGGACATGTACCAAGACGGTGTTGATATGGACGCATTCGATTGGGACGAATACATGCATTAAAAAAAGATAAATAACATTATGGCATATTCAGAAGAAGTAACAAAAAGATTCAAAGGCGTATTATCAAATCCTAAGAAGTTTAACGTTGGTAAGTTTGATCCAACTGATCCTAAGGTAGCAACTGGCATGACCGGTGCTCCAGCATGTGGTGATGTAATGAGACTACAACTTAAACTTGATGACAATGATCGCATAGAAGATGTTATGTTCAAAACATACGGTTGCGGTAGTGCAATTGCAAGTTCAACTATGTTTGTAGAAATGTTAAAAGGTAAAACAATGGAAGAAGCAAGGCAAATCAAAGACAAAGATATTGCCGCGGCATTGGATTTACCACCAATTAAAATTCACTGTTCAGTGTTAGCAGAAGACTCAATCAAAAAAGCAATTAAAGATTGGGAAGGCAAATCTTCAGAATAGATCAAAACAACCGCTTATAATTAAGTAATCTGTTTTTCATCATAAATATCGTGTATAAGTTATTATAATAATTTCTTATGTTACTCCAATCTTAGAAAAAAATGAAACACAGATTTAAAATAGATTTCAACCGCGTCAAACATGATGCAGAATTGGTTGTGCTTGCCGCGGTTTTCTTATTATCGATAATAAGTGTTTCTCCGAGCTTATAATGTTTAATGCAAGAGTATTATTCTACAGTTTTTTAATTGTATCATTACACACACTTGACAGTGGTGCTGGTATAAATCGTGCATTAAGAGACTTTGCTCAGGCAGAACACGAATACAAATCATGAACAAACTTTTAAAAACTTTTTACAAATACTGGATAGCACCATGGACACCAATACCTTACAAGTAAGAGACGCAACACCTGAAGAACAAGCAGAGTGGTTTGAAACAGACTACTTTATGAAAGGAGACTTCAGCCCTATGCAATTGTTTGTGGTTATACCGGCAGTCATACAGATAGTGGTATTCTTTTCCATGTTAGCCGTGTTTGCCCTAAACAGTGTCTTATTTTAGAAACACATTTAGATTACTAATAGGTGTAGGTAAGTCACATAACAACACTGTAACACCCTCACAGATCCTCATAACAGCAATAGCAGTAGGCTTTGCATTCTTAGGCTCCATCTCTATACTATTATTACTTGCAAGTCTTGTAATAAACGGTTGACAAACTACTACAATTTGCTATAATAATAGACTAAATTAGGTTAGAACGAGAGGTGGCCGTATATGACTATGCATCTTCAACAGGGCATGACAACCATACGTAATAAGAAGTATGCACCCAAATACACTAAGGCAAACGTTGCCAAGTGGGAAAGGGGCATGATTGAGCATAACAGAATATGCAAACGTATTGGTGAGCCAAAATTAACATTCGAACAGTATGTTGATTACTGCCATGGCATTCGACCTAAAGTAGACCCACGTAGTAGAGAAGCATTTAAGCCTATGGACACCAGCACACAAAACTCTGCATATCGTGAAACAAAGCACTATCCTTCTGCAATGGAAGAGCAAATGAAGGCTGGTACATTTAACACCGACAGTATGAGCAGAGGCACAAAGAAGGAGCCTATGAAGTACACAGGCGACCTTATAACAGGCATTGCCACAATGCATAAGTCTAACGCAGTACCAGTAATGAAAGGCACCACACAGGCTGTTGATATTGCAAGGATGCGTAGATGAGAGCATTACCGTGTGCTACATGCGGACAGAATGTTCCATTACCTGCAATTAAATATCACACACCAGATAAGAAAAATATCTTTTGTGATGCACAATGCAGTTTAAAATGGTTCCAGGAGAACAAACATGAACAAGAATGATCACAGAGTAGCGGAGTATACAGAAACTCCAAATCATGGTGGTCAACAGAAAACATGGCATTTCGTTAATGGTTATGGTGCAAGTGTTATTAGACATCAGTATTCTTATGGTGCTAACAAAGGCTTATGGGAAGTTGCTCTACTTAAAGGTGACGACTTGTACTACATCAGAGAAAATGCCAACATGACAGTATTTGATGATGTTGTTGGATACTTGAATGATCCAGAAGTAGATAATTTGCTCCAAATGATAGCCAATTGGGATAAGGACCAGTACTAAATATAAACATGTTTAATTCAGACGAAATCAAAAAATCAATTAGAACAGTTCTCGATCATCCGATCCCAGGCATACAGTTTAGAGACATTACCAGTCTACTCGAAAAGCCATGGGCATTTAAAAGTGTAATGACAGAACTAAAATCACGCAGTGCTATGTTTGGTGCAGATTGTATTGTAGGTATAGAAAGCAGAGGATTTGTATTTGGTACACCCATTGCCGAAGAAGCAATGCTACCACTTATACTTGCACGTAAGCCTGGTAAATTACCTAACGATACATACAGCAAAGCATTCTCATTAGAGTATGGTGAAACAGAAATCCACATACAAAAAGTATCTCCAATACAAGGCAAAGTTGTTATTGTAGATGATTTAGTAGCAACAGGTGGTACAGCAAAGGCATGTGCAGAACTTGTACATGAAGAGTTTGGCATTAGTAAAGATAACATACTTATTTTAGCAGTGATTAATTTACCTGACTTAGATGGTACAGAATCATTAGAATATGACGGATACAATGTCGAAACACTGATAGACTTCGAAGGGGAGTAAATTGAGAGACGTAATTTTAATTGCATTAGAACAAGAAGCGCCAGAAATGGCAAAATGGGATAATGTGTATTTTACAGGTGTAGGTAAAGTTAATGCCGCACTACAGGCCGCAAGAATTATTGAAAGACTTAATCCACGAACAGTGTGGAACTTTGGCACAGCAGGTGGTATATTGTTAGAGTCAGGATGCCACGAAATGTTAAATTTTGTTGAACGTGACAAAGGTAAATGTCCTCCTGCGTTAGAAGTAATGATACCAACAGAACCAAATGTAATAAACAATGGCGTAGGATATACATGTAGTACAGGTGATAACTTTGTCACTGATCCTAATTTAGAAATACCAGCACACGTAGTAGACATGGAAGCATTTGCAATTGCTAAAGCATGTCAAACTGCTGGAGTAAGTTTCAAATGTTTTAAGTATGTTAGTGACAGTGCAGATTCAGATGCTGACACAAACTGGATAGAAAACGTATCTAAAGGTGAAGAGCATTTTATAAGAATTTATAATGACCGATAGATTGGAGAATACAATGACTGAATTGGAAAAAGATCAAACCAGAGGTGAGAGAATAGCCAAGTCTGAAAAGGCAAGGTCTAAGAGAAAAATTATTAAAAGAATAAGAGCAAAGATACAACGTAGTTACTATGCTCACATGCGTCATCTAAGGCAAAAGTACCAAACTATCAGAGGAAGGCACCATGACGAGTAAGAACGATATCACTGGTGATTCTATTAGAACCAAGGGTACGTTGTCCAAGCAAGGCAGAGATAATTGGGACGCAATTTTTGGCAAGAAGGATGATGCCGATCTTGGTCTCGAAGGCGATACCAGAGATGAATTCCCTCACCGTGCAAGGCCCGATGGACTTGTTTGGGAAAAGACTAAAGATCACGAAGGTTCGTTAGGCACTGATCGTAATCCGCCAAGTGGCACAGATAATATTTCAAAGGAGTAAAAATGTTTGAAATGCAAAAAATGTTAGCATCACAATATAAGAAGTTTTTTAAATGGCATGAAAAACTAACGTGGCAAGTTATAGATTATATCAACATCAGCGACTATACCGCATTATGGTTAGCCTTTGCTAAAGGTATTATCACAGTTCTACTTATACAGTGGATATTTTAAATGTCAAAATTTGACCCGAAGGAATTGGAAAACAGTAAAAGAATATATAAAAGTGCAACTCCAAAGTACGACATAAGTTGGTACGTTAAATGGATAGCAAGTTGTTTTATTCTTAGCAGTATGAGTATGCGAGGCATAGAAGGCTTGCAATTTTACGATACCATACTAAGTTTAATTGGCGTTACAGGTTGGATGATTGTTGGCCTACTGTGGAGAGACAGAGCGTTAATAATGTTGAATGGTGTAGGCATAGTTTTATTTGTGAGGACATTAATTGTGGAGTATTATTTAATTGGCTAACTACATAACAAATATAATTAAAAGTAAAGTCAGTGACGATGCAGATTACGAATGGATAATGGATGGAGCAATACACAACACCATTAGGAAATACCGTAACTGGGTAGAAGATCAACAATGTAATGTAGATTTTACTAAGCATTTAGAACCAGACGGTTACGGATTAGGCTTAACTGTTACTGCTGAATTTGAAACTGCAGAAGACTTAGCAGTGTTTAATTTAACATTCTTAAATGAATTACCAAAGACATCAATGAAACATTCTGAGAAAAATTGGGAATTTATATAAATTTTTACCAAAAAAACCCTATGAGTGGTTTTAAGATGATAAATAAAATTACAATATTAGCAATACAAAGTTATATTGAAAAGGTGTATTCCTACAAGTAGCAATACTTGGACATATAATTATTGTATACGCAATATTGTACGTTGCAAACTAACAGAGTATGTAAAACTGCTTTGATACTTTCGAGTATAATTTGGAACACCGGAAGATTAAATCTTCAAAAGAGCACGGGCCTTTAAATGTAGGTCTTCAAAAGTGCTCGGGTTTATTCATCCAAGTTTAGAATGATGTAACTGCTATATGCAAATACATTATTTTTTGGGATTGCCCACTAAAAGAATCTAAATGGCAACATGAAGACAACTTACAAGTGCAATCAAGTAGAATAGAGCGACAGGACACACACTAACGAATGCCGCTCTACTCCGCGAACTTTTAATTCGCCATACGGGTTTTAAAAGTTTAAATTAACTTGCTTACTAAAGGAGATTATTATGACAAAGCAATTACGTTTCACGACCGAAACATTAACCCCACTATTTAAATCCTCAATTGGTTTCGACCGTTTGGTCAACGAGTTCTTCAATGACCCAGGTTTCACCAATGCACAAACAGGTTACCCGCCTTACAACATCAGCAAAGACAATGATGATATCTATGAGATTACACTTGCAGTAGCAGGCTTTAAGAAAACAGATATTGATATTGAACTCGAAGATGGCACACTTAAAATAACAGGCAAGTCTGAAGTCCTTGACTCAGATGAAAAAGAGTACTTACACAAAGGAATTGCTGAACGCAATTTTGTGAGAACCTTTAAACTTGCTGAATATGTAGAAGTGAAGAAGGCAAGCCTCGAGGATGGTATATTGAGAATTTCACTGTTTAGGAATATTCCAGAAGCAATGAAACCACAATCTATTGACATTTCATAGAATCCTTATTAAATAATGGGAGGGATATAAATTCCTCCCAACTAAGAAAAACTATTATGGCACAAACTAAAGCATCAACAAGAGAACGCACTAAACTATCATATCCTAAACAATGGAATGTGATCTTTATGAACGATGACTACACTCCTATGGAGTTTGTTATCCAATTGTTAATTGAAGTGTTTAACAAAGACTTAGACAAAGCAAGACAAATAACAATGGCTATTCACGAAGAAGGTTCAGCAGTTGCAGGCACATATAACTTTGAAGTTGCAGAACAAAAAGTTTATGAAGCATCAACGTTAGCAAGACACAGTAATCATCCATTAAAAATTGACATGGATGAAGTTTAATAATAAATATTCGCACATACACATATACACGGAGAAATAAATGTTTGTAGTTAAAGTACCAGAAGTTACTTTCAAAACAAGAATATCAATCGATGAAGCACCTGGCTTTGCTTGGAAAGACTTAACAACCAGAGATATATTTGCTGGCAAAAGAGTTGTGCTGTTTTCATTACCCGGAGCATTTACACCAACTTGTTCAAGTACACACTTGCCAGGTTACGAAGATGCATATGATGATATCCTCAAAGAAGGCGTCGACGAAATTTATTGTTTAAGTGTTAATGATACATTTGTTATGAACTCATGGATGGGTTCACAGGGCATTGAAAAAGTAAAACCTATTCCAGATGGAGCAGGAGAATTTTCACGTAAAATGGGATTCCTTGTAGATAAAACTAATATTGGTTTTGGTATGAGATGTTGGAGATACAGCATGGTTGTTAATGACGGTGTTGTTGAACAATTCTTTATTGAACCAGGCTTAGGCGATAATGCAGAAGGCGACCCGTTTGAAGTATCCGATGCTCAAACATTGTTAGCATATTTACAAGGCGTTGAAGTAGTTTCTGAATAAAGATACAGATTAATAAAGAAGCAACTTTTTAGTTGCTTTTTTTATGACAAAAATTTGTATGCGTAGATATTTGCTTCTGATGTTTCTGTTTCTATAAAGTCACCCACAGTTTGGAAGCCAGCATTGGTATAAGCCTGTAACGCACTCTTACGTGGAATGCTCCATACTTTATCACAACCTTCTATTTGTGCTTGATGTGTGAGCAAGGCAAACAATGTTTGTGAAATGCGTTTACCTCTATGTGCAGGATCTACCCAAATGCCTCTACTACGATATGCCTCATCTGTTGTACGGTGACCACTGTTAACACCAATAAGTTTATCATCTATGTACACACCCCAGAATGTAGGAGTATAGTCAAATATTGCCATATCGATTGGAGCAGGGTCGCCATCAAAAGGCCACGTCATTGCACTCATTGGTTCTATGGCACTTTCTCTGTCTGGCCACAGTTTATCTTTCCATATTGGCAGTATTTCATCGAACGTGATACGTTTAGTTAAGATCATAATTATATTTATATATGCTGTTTAATACTAAATATGTATTATGAAACATATTGTATTAAGTAATTATAGGTGTGGCACCACATGGTATTGTGAAAATCTTGCTAAACAAGAACAATGTGAAAATCTTGATGAGTTTATACACGAGCAATGTTCGTATAATCAAAAGGTAAAAAATCTCAGTTATTTTATCACATCAAAGTCAGTTGTCGGCAAAGTATTTCCTTACCACATAAACAATCTTGAACCTGCAGGACATCACAGCACATGCAGAAAAATATTTGACGAGATACTTGGTTTAAGTAAACTCACAGTTATTAAACGTAAAGATACTGATGCACAGATTAAAAGTTATGTGGTTGCTAAACTGTTAGGTAGATCTAATAAAGCAGGGTGGCATGATGAATTTGAAGACGAAGTAACAATACATTGTGCTAAAGGCGTATATGAAGAGTATGCTAATTTTATTACTAATCAAAATGCTCAATTAGAAAAAATAATCAAGCACTATGAACATGATGTTGTTTATTATGAGGATTTTGCTTCTGACGAATTGCGTTACAATCGACCAGTTAAATTACATATAACTGACTAATACTGTAGCATTACCTTGTGTTGCAGTTCCCTGAGTTACATACACTTTAAGAGTATTATCTGCATCTAAGGCATTCTGATATACATAGTTTGGATTAGTAATAAACGTTATTGTCTCACCTAAGTCAACATAAGCATTTGTCATTAATCTTTCGTTATCGTTATCGTCACCAACACTTATTGAATAACCTGTACCGTCAAATGCAGTAGTAACATCTAATACAACACTTAATGGTCTTGATGTAGCACTTAAATCTCCAAGTGTTACTGTACCACTTGATTCATGTATGTTAGCACTCAACGTAGCGGCATCGGCGCCTGCACTGTCTTTAGAACTAATTAATGTTAAGTGTCCTGTTGATGTTGGGTTATCTTGTTTAGCAAGGTATACAGCATATTCACCGTCACCGTTATCTGCTACTTCAATGATGTCACCAGTTGCAATAGCACTGTCTGAGTACACAGCACTTAATGATGACTTACGATATGTTTGAGTTGCACCATCATCTGCTAAACCAACTGCACCTGAGTATCTTGCACCACTGATGTAAATTACATTACTTGTACTTGTGCCAATTGCAGTAGGTAAGTTATTACCAATAAAGTTCAGTGTACCTGATTGATAGTCAAAGAACCATTGGTCGTCACTGCCGGAACCAGTTTCAAATAATTGTGTTCCGTTAGTTTGTGGAGAACTGTCACCTGATGTAGATGCGTATACTTTCAACTGATATGTAGCACCAAATAGAGGTGGTATCCAGTTTGTACTACCTGCTTTCCACGTTCTGTTATTACTTGATGTTGCATCTTCTGTACACTCTACAGTGTTACTTAATGTATCGGAGTACACAGTTACAAGGCTTGAACTTGCAGAAGGTATTACAACTGGTATCGAAGCACTTTGGTTCCATATCTGTGATGGTCTAATAATTGCTTCTGAAACAATTGCTTCGTTGGGAGCCTTTTTATTTGCATTGGTATCAGTTTTAGCCTTACTAAAACCTACCTTCTTCCAAAGTAAATCGACCTTTTGACTGTCTGATATTGCCATTATGATATACTCACTGCTGTTAATGAGTCACCTGACTCAAGTTTTATTCTCACAAGAATGTTATTACCTGTAGCACCTGTACCGTTCTGATCACCTAATGTCATTGTGTAAGTTCCACTTGATGAACCACTTGTTGGTATCCTATCACCTGATGTAAATGCACAACCGTTACTGCCGTTACCACCTGCACCTGTATCAGCACCTGGAGTACCAGCACCACCGTAAGTGATACTTGAATCTATCCAACCGTTAATTGTACTGGTGTCATCTATGTCAGTGCCTGGAGCCGCAACCCATAATCCGCTAATTGAACCACTTAGTGTGATATCAAAGTTAGCCATTGTGGTTCTTCTAAATGCAAAAGTAAAGTATTGATCTCCACTTCTTCCAGATAAGTCTGGCCCTACTGGCAAGTAACCTGTACTTAAATCAGTGTTAAAGTGAGCTAAGTCACCAAAACGTGTTATTGCTTCTGATGTTCCTGCAACTGTTACAGCACCGCTCCATGCGTTTGCTGTATAGTAATTAGTTGAACTACTGAAAGTTGGTGTATCGTCTGAACCACCAAAGCCTGTAATTCTTTTACCGTCATCATCATGTGTAGCACCTAAACTGTCTGCTACTGGAATGATTTCGCTAACACCACTGCTACTGTTCTTGGTTTGTATTTTCTTGTCTGTGATTTCTGAGTATGAAGATGTTCCGTTAACATTTTCTACTCTCACCTTAATTTGTTCTACACCAGTTTGTCCACCATTTACATTAACTGATAAGTCACCTAAACTGTATGCACTTGATACACCTACGTTAACATTTGGTATACTACCAGTTAACATTGAGCTTGTACCGTCAATCTGTGCATATGAATAACCTTGGTTATTCACAGTTCTACCTGATGTGCCTTCATAGTTAGTACCGTTAGTGAGGTCTACTGGAGTTGATGTATTCTTATATGTTTGACCTGTTAAGTTCTGCACAGTTAGTCCTGACAATGTTAATGTAGCATTGTTTGTGTAGTAAGGAATACCTGATTCATATGCAAGTGTTCCTGCACTTGATTCAACTAATGTTGCACCAGTTGTGCTAATACTTGGACTACTTGTCATATCATCTTTCACAAATTTTACTGTATTTGTGCTATGCTCTGAACCGTCAAAGTCATGTCTTAATTTAATTTCGTGTACACCAGTTGCTACTTGTGAGTTCGTAAATCTTGCTCTTGGCTTGAATCCTTTGTACAAGTTTGGTGTGTAAATACTGTTACTGAAACTTGTACTTGAACCCGAACTGGTTAATAAGTTATAATCACTCTTGTTAATTAATTGTACGTTAGCATCAGTGTCACCGTCACCTGCTGTAGCAAGTGTTAATGAACCTGCTTCAGTGTCACCGTCAAACACTTTAATGTCACCGTCATCACCATCATATGAATATGAATCATCTGCACTTGCTTCAATATATGTTCCACCACTGCTGGATGTAATTCTTGTTACAGTATCACCTGCACTTGAACTTGATGCATTAAAGTTTTGTGTAAAGCCTACAGCAAGTTTTGGACTTGAACCTGAACTGCTTTCGTCTAATACCAATGTCTTTGTACTTAAATTGTTTGGAGCCGCTTCTGCTGGATCGTAAACTTTAATTGAGTCTGATGTAGTTGAACCAACTTCACCTGGATCAGCAGTGTTATGAGCTGTTTGTTGCATTGTAATGGTGTAGGACGAGAAGCCACTATCTGCAGAATATGTGTGACTTACTCGTGATTGTCCTACGTCTCCAGCCTCTCCAGATGCTACTGAAGTATTGGCGGAGCCATCCCCCCAACTAATTTCGTATGTACATGTTGCTGTACTTGAATTTGATGTTGTATTTTCAATGTATATTGTTTCACCAGCATCAATGTGTCTATTGTTACCAGTTAATGCACTACCACCACTTGAAGCCGCATACAGATCAAAGTCTGCTACTGGCGTTGCAGTGTATAGTGTTATGAAATTGTCTTTTGTTGTACTTGCAGTACTGCCTTCACCTGAACCACTAACATTAAATGCTGTTACGGTTACACTGTATGGTGAATTAGTATTGTCAGTATATGTATGGCTTGGAGTACTGTCTGATGTTGCAGTAGTTGTTTGGCCATCTCCCCATGCAATAGTGTATCTGTTTGCACTACCAACAACACTTGTTGATAATGTTACACTTAAAGGATTACCACCTGAAGTCACGTTAGTTGAAAAATCAACACTCTTAACAAAGGTATTGTTTCTAACGTTTTCTAATGCTTCATTAATCTTATCTAAGCCTTCTGAAACAGTTGTGGTATTCGTTAATGTTTGTACTGCTCCATCTGTCCAACTTGCATCTCCTTCTGTTGAGATGTCACCAAGTTGTAGGTTGAAACCGTCACTTAATATTGTGCTACTAAGTGCATCTAATTGTGCCTTAGTAACTAAGTCGGAGGCCGTTGTAGCATTTGCTCCTTGAGCTCTTGTTAAAGTTGTGCCGTCTTCTGAAGTAAAGACAAACACACTTGTATCTGCATTACCAACAAGTTTAGGGCCTTGTTTACCAAGTTGTAAACTTCTGCCTGAACCTGCCAGTCCGTAATCTTTATGTTCTGCCACTTAAAGTACTCCTAAGTTGAATTTTTACATAAGTATTTATCTAATTGACCAAACAATAATAGGACTATTTTAATGCATTACTTTGACCCTAAGTGGAACAATAAAACACTTGATTATGACTTACAAACACACGATTGGCCCACTTTTTGGCTCGATGTTGCTAAAGAAAAATTCCCACAAATAGAAACACTTGAAACAATACACAAAGTATTAACACCAATTCAAATAAGTGAATTAGGTAGACATTTACAATTTGCTTGTGATAGACCAGAGTTCATGGATAGAGTTGATGCATTCTATACACAATATGTTCCAGATCTAATCGACAGCGACGAATGGATGGTACAACGTTTCTTTACAATCAGAATGGTTATACCAGACCAAGCAAAGGCAGGTAGGCTACTTGCATTCCATCAAGGTGTATGGGTTGGTAATGGTTTAGGACTTAGAACTATATGGACACCATTCACAAAATGTTATGAGAGTAACAGTATGCAGATGCTTGAACGTGATGTGTCAGAACGTATAACACACGATTCAATCAGAGAGGATTGGGACTACGATAAATTACAAAAAGAATGTGTTAAACATTGTTGGCCTGTTACACTTGAACCAGGTCAATCTCACTTATTTGATCAAACAATTGTACATGGTAATATCAACAATGACACAGATATCACACGTTGGAGCATGGACGGTAGGATATTAATTAAGGGCGGTGATTACCATAGAAAATTACCTGGAGGCTATTTCCGTTTCCCAGGTGAAAGACCAGATAACAGACCAATCGACACTGATAAGGTATGGATTAGTTATGCTGGTTGGAACAGCAAGTGGAGTAAAGAATTACCATTGCCTATGCAACGTAGAGTTATTAATGACTATTGCGAGAAACACGGCATTAAAATCAACGACTATCAATTTGAAAACGAATACTTCGATCTCATGCCAGGACTTGAACAATATATTGGCCTGGAAAAGGTTGACGGAATAGTACTTTGTAGTATATACTGTTTACCAGACAATCCATTTAAACGTCATGAATTATTACAGAAGGCACTGGATTGTAATGTAGAATTGCATTTTGCCAATGAGCTATGCAGTTTGAGAGATGAAAAAGATTTGGAACACATCAAACGTATATTTGGATTTGTACACGATAATGTTCCACCAAACGAGGTATTAGGTTTTAGCAAATGAAATTACATTACAAAGACTGCGGAAAGATAGGATTCACTTGTAGCACATTTGATTTACTACATGCAGGACATGTTACAATGTTAGAAGAAGCAAAACGACATTGTGACTTTTTAATTGTTGGCTTACAAAACGACCCCACAGAAGATAGACCAGAGAAGAACAAACCAGTACAAAGCATTGTTGAAAGACAAATACAATTAGCGGCAGTTAAATATGTAGATGAAATTGTTATCTACAACACAGAGCAGGACTTAATGGACTTGTTACTAACACTACCTATTGATGTTCGCATACTGGGTGACGAATACAAAAACAAAGACTTTACAGGCAAGGACATTGCTAAACAACGTGGTAGCAAGATTATTTACAACGGCAGAGATCATTCATTTAGTTCAAGCAGTTTGCGTAAGCGAGTTGCATTTGCTGACAGTGACTTCGTAAACAATAACAAGTAATCTAAAAAGGTAATAAATACATACATGAACAACACAATTAAAGCAGGTTTAATTTTATTTGGTGCATTAGTAGTCAGTAGATTTTTACCATTACCACCAAACAGTGAACCTCTATTAGGTTTAGCAGTACTAACACCATACCTAAGTAAAAACAATTTAGCATTCTTGTTTCCATTAGCAGTTATGTTTGTGAGCGATCTATTCATTGGATTCCACAACAGCATGTTAATGACATATGGTGCATTAGCATTAGCACCCTTTATTAGTAGAGCATTAGACAGCAAGTATATGGCATTGGGCAGTAGTTGGTTAGTATGGCATGTAATGGCAAATGCCGGACAGTGGTTCCCACCATTTAGTCCAGAAGCATTATTATTTGATATGAGATTGCTTGCCAGTGGATTAACAGTGGTTGTACTGTATGATGTCGCTAATCGTATGCTAAGCCAAAATTCACAAACTATCAGCAAATAATACTTGACAAGCACTCTATAAGTGCTATAATATCACTATGAAAATCTTACTAAGACTTTTAGACCGATTGGGTCGCAAAAGAGTAATAATGGATAGACTCAGCAATGAGCCATATCTAACCAGATACTACTTGTTCATTAAAGAACGCAAGTGGTTCCCATTTAATATATTTTTACACAACTTTCATAAAGGAGATCCAGATGATTTACATGACCATCCTTGGCCTTATTGCACTATTATCCTTAAAGGTGGGTATTGGGAGCATCAACCAACTGGCGAGCGAAAGATTCATTCCCGGTCCATCAGTAAGAGAGTGGGGATTCATAGACAACGGGGAGTGGAAACAACACGAACAATACTTATCCGAGAGGTACAAAGGATGAAAAGAAAAATAACTATAATTTTTGCTATTGTATTAGGTATGCTGTTTACTTGGGAAGTAAACGCAACAGGCAATATCAAAGTGGGTGGAACATTTGTAAATGACACTGACAGTACATTTAATGCAAGTTGGGATCAGAAATGGGAATCGTTTAATGTATCTGTAGACTACACTTATAAGGAAAGCGATAACGTTGTTAAGTTAGACAAGTTTAACACAGTGGGAAAATACAATTACAAGTTCAGTGAAGAATTTTATGCATTTGCAATCACCAGTTACGACACAGATAAATTTAGAAGCTCAGGTGATAGGACTGTGTTTGGTAGCGGTGTAGGTTACAACTGGTATAGCACAGAAAACTTTAAATTAAGCACAGAGAGTTCTATTGCATTGTTAACAAACGACTTTGTTGATGAAGCAATATTTAGACAAAATATTACATCCTCATATAAGTTATCTGATGCACTTGAAGTATCTAATAAACTATTGTTTGAATCAGGCACAGAAACATACTTAAAAAGTGAGACTGATATCACATATTTAATTGGTACTAATTTAACAGTTGGTCTTAGAAATAGATACACACAAGATCCTGAGAGCAATAACGTATTGAGTTTTAATGTAGGTTACAAATACTAATGAAAAGTATTTCCAAGAAACGTCATTTAGCAAAAACATTAACATGGCGTGTTCTTGCAACAACTGATACATTTATTATTGCATGGATTATCACAGGCACGTTTTCATTTGCGGCAAGTATTGCCAGCATAGAAGTTTTAACAAAAATGGTGTTGTACTATTGGCACGAAAGAGCATGGTACAAGTATAGTAGATTTGGGGTAAAGTAGTGTATGTTTGCATCTGTAATCAAATTACAGATTCTATGCTCAAAGATAAACCAGAACTAATAAAAGTGTGTGGAACAAAATGTGGTAAATGTTTGGAATGGATAGCACAAGGCAAGATACCAGGAACGGATATAACTATAAAAAATATTAAAAGAGAACAGAAATGAAACTAAAATATGTAGATGCATTCCTCGATGTAGCAGAAAGATTTGCACAACTTAGCAGTGCCAAACGTGCCCAAGTAGGTGCAATCATTGTAAAGGACAATCGTATTATAAGCATTGGATATAATGGTATGCCCAGTGGATGGGATAATAGATGCGAAGATGAATACCAGTATGAGGATGGCGGCTACGAAATGAAATCAAGGCCTGAGGTATTACATGCAGAAGCAAACGCCATAGCCAAAGTAGCACAAAGTAATGAAAGCAGTACAAACGCAACGTTGTTCTGCACACACGAACCTTGTATCGAATGTGCTAAATTAATTCACCAAGCAGGCATAAGTAAAGTATACTATAGTAAAAAATACGATGCCGCAAAAGGAACAGGCAGTGAATTCTTAGAGAAGAGTTCCATAGAAACATTTTATATACAAAAGGATCAAACATGAATACAATCACAGTCAGCGAATCTGCACAAGACTTTTTAGTTAACCTATTAGAAAAACAAGAGAACACGATTGGTGTTAGGATGTTTGTGGACAACCCAGGAACACCTAAAGCAGAAACCATACTGACATACGTGAAAGCAGACAATCCACCTGCAGATGTAACACTCGAAGAGCATGGTAAACTTGCAGTGTATTTGCACAACGACTGCATTAAGTTTTTAGAAGAAGCATTAGTAGACTTCAACACAGAGTTAGGGTCAGGTACACTAACAATCAAAGCACCAAACAGCAAGATGACTAAGTTGGGAGAAGATGCAACATTACAAGACAAAGTCAATTATCTATTGTGGAATGAAGTAAACCCAGGACTTGCCGCACACAGCGGAGAAGTTAATCTTGTAGAAATTACCAAAGACGATGTAGCAGTATTGAGTTTTGGTGGTGGGTGCCAAGGATGTGCCCAAGTGGACCTAACACTAAAGCATGGTGTTGAGAACACATTACTTGAAAGCATACCAGAGCTAAAGGGTGTATTAGATGTTACTGATCACTCTAACAAGGATAATGCTTACTATAAATGATAAATATTTGTGTAATGCAAATTACATCGTTCATTCACTCTAAGTGAACGGAAGTAGTCAGTAGACGAAGGAACGCATTGTTACGTTCATCTGGAAACAGACGGAAGTAGGCAATGAAGCCGAAGGAACGCATCTCTATTGGAGATGACATGACTAAGTATCAAGAAGTAGCACAATTCAAACGTGCTATCAAAAGAACCCTAAAGAATAAAAAGGCTATGGCAAGACTATACCACTTTCCGCATGTTGAAAAACAAAAGAAAGTAGACACTGAATGGCCTGCGTATATCACAGATAATCCGTTTTATCCTTAAGGTAACAAAAAAGGGCCATTGAGGCCCTTTTTTTATGTCAACTAAATTATGAAACTCGAGGCAATATGTTTTCCATATGTCCGGATTTCATTATAGAGTCAAATTTTTCGAAGTAGTCAGATGCCGTGTCACGTAATGGACGAGTTAATCTGGCTACTATTCCTAATGGATTCGCCATTTTATTCTCCTTAATTTGGTAACCAAACTGTATTACAAATGCATGTAACTTTAACCCTAAAGGGCACTGTTACGTTTTTGCAACTGTAATGTTACAATTATGTTACAGAATTATTTATCATCATTAACAGGAACGTTAACTGATTACAGAATGACTGTATAATCAATGACTTACACACATAAAAAAGGTTGACAGATCCTCAAAATTTGCTATAATATATGTATAGATTAAATAAAAAGGTAGGAGTTTTTATGTTTGTAATAGTAAATAAGAAGAACGGTTCGATCCACAGAGAGCCAAGCAAAAGATCTTATGCAAGTACCGAGTACAAAAGTGCTGGTGCGGCTAAGGCAGGAATCACAAGAACTATCAAGTTCTATAACAAAGCAATTGCTGATGTAAAAGCAGTTGTCAAGTCTGGTAAGTCAGAGTTTTACTCACCTTACTATAACCACTTCAGAGACGCAACTGATAAGGCGTTAGGCAGAACTCACCGTGCTGATGTAAACAACTATAAGGTTGTTCCTTTAGCAGAGTACAAAGAGCCGATGATTACCAGAACAGGTACTTGTCCGGGTACTGGTAAGAAAATTACTGTAACTGAAGGTATTAATCCACTAAGCGAATCTTATTGGAGTATGTAATTATAACATGCGATTTGTTAGCCTAAAACGGTTGACAGATCGCAGAAATTTGTTATAATATATGTATAGTTTAAATAAAGTAGTAGGAGATTTTATGCAAAACGTTAACACAACAAACCAAAACCCGGACAAGATTGTATCTATACCAGGTTACCACATCGGGTCATTGACTTGCTATAATGCAAACAATGATGATAGTGCTAATATTCAACTTACAGCACTTGAAGAAATGTGGTACAGTCATGAAGAGAATGTAGACCACCCAGAAGGTTCTGAATACCCTGTAAGTATTAATGTTCCTCATATGAAGATTATGAGAGACAGAGTTATTGACAGTGTTTTTAACAGAACTGGTATCAACGTTAGAGATTTTGACAGCATTATTCATGCTTCATCATCACCTGGTAGAGATGAGAACGGTAACATTATCGACCATGGTAACGAAAACGTTGTGAGGAATGTATAATGATTAAGGATAGAAATACAACTGTTCTTGCTTCTGACATTCAGACCACAGAGCAAATGAAGAAGTTCCTTGTGCATTGCACAGGTGCTAAGTTAACTCCGGTTGCTAATAACAATGATGCATTTTGGATCAGCGGAGATAACCGTGGTAACTTTTATGAGAACAAATACTACAAGGTAGTGTTTGGTTATGTAACAGAAGAGTTCAGAGCAGGTAAGCCGACTAAGTCAGGTTACGGATTTGACATTCAAGCAACAGGCGATTACAATGCTTGGAGTTTGATGGGCGAGTTTAGGACTATGATCAAAGAAGCAATGGCTGAATACAAACAAACGCAAAGTGCATAATGACTAAGAAGCAAAAACAAAATTTACTTAACAGCATTTCAAATGTGGTTAAGTGGGTGGCAACTGTTTTTGTTGCTGTTGGTCTTTCTATGCAACTTACAATTAGTTCAGAGGAAATGCTGTTAGCATCACTGGGACTAATATTCACAGGTACTGTATGCTTTATAGTGTACGGCCTTATCGCACATGATAGAAGTATACAATTATTATCAACCATAGGGTTTGTGGTAGTTGTAGGTTCTCTATTAGACACTGAAACAGCACAAATTATTGCCGCCCATTCAGGCTTAGCAATCAATGATGAAGTTGGATTCTTTACCAAGTACGGTAAAATAATTATAACTGTCCTCAAGGAATTTGTATAATGTGTGCTAATTCAATAAAACAACTGTTAACCACACATAGGAACTAAGTAGTAGTATGAAAAAGAGTACCACGCAGATGACAAAGGCAGAATTACTTGAAGTGCTTAACGACAAGAACATAATTATTGCTGATCTCAACGCCAGAATCGACGAGTTGGAAGGCATGGCTATAACAAGCCAAGCAGTGCCCATGGATGCAGATAGCAGTAGATTATTAACAGTAATGAATCAACGCATTAAAACACTCGAAGAAAAATTAAATGGCTAAAGTATTTGTATACGGAACTTTAAAAAAAGGTAACAACATTAGAGGATTAGACTTCTTTGGAGAAGGCTCTAAATTTGTTGGTACCGCAACAACAGTAGATTCCACATACGCACTATATGACTTAGGTGCCTTTCCTGCAGTAAGCATCAAAGGTAAACAAAACATTGTGGGTGAAGTGTGGGACGTCAACAAAGCAACCATGAAGGTATTGGATGGCATCGAAGGATATCCTAATTTCTATAACCGTAAAAAAGTTAAAACAACACGTGGCGACTCGTGGATGTATTTCATAGAAGGTATCGAAACAGCAGATGATGTTGTACAAATTAGTCCTCAACAGCAGGACGCAGAATGGAGCAAATCTTAATCAAAGGAAAAATTATGAGTTATGAATTTACAAGTGAGAGTGTAAGCATTGGACACCCAGACAAAGTAGCAGATTTAATTTCTGATGCTATAGCAACATATTTGATTGACGGCAATATTAATCATAGAGCCGCAATTGAAACATTGGTAACAACAAATATGGTCACAGTTGCAGGTGAATACAAAAGTGATAAGTTTAACAAATCAGTGATCGAAGAGATTATTCGTGCTGTAGTAAAAGAGATTGGTTATGAACAGGAAGGTTTCCATTGGGAAAATCTAAAAGTTTATAATGAATTACACGGACAATCACCAGACATTGCATTAGGCACAGATGATTTTGGTGCAGGTGATCAAGGACTTATGTTTGGCTATGCATGTAAAGAAACAGACCGTTACATGCCAAGTGCTATTTACTACAGTCATAAGATCCTACACAGACTGCAAATTGAAAGAGAAAATGGCGAAGAATGGTTAGGACCTGACAGCAAAGCACAGGTTACATTCAGATACAGCGGAACTAATCAACCAGAAGCAATTACTAAGATTGTGTGTAGCACACAGCATAGCGATGATGTAAGCACACAAATGGTACGTGATAGGGTTGAACAAATTATCAGAGAAGAGATTACAGATTACGATCTCAAAGACACAGAATTTTTAATTAACCCAACAGGCAGATTTGTAATAGGAGGACCAGATGGAGACACTGGACTTACTGGACGTAAAATTATTGTTGATACTTATGGCGGGTATGCTCCACATGGTGGGGGTGCATTTAGCGGTAAGGACTGTACTAAAGTCGACCGATCAGCCGCATATATGGCTCGCTATTTGGCAAAGAACATTGTAGCATCAGGTAAAGCAGAAAATTGCACAGTACAATTAAGTTATGCTATTGGTGTTAAAGAACCAACCAGTGTTTATGTATATGCTGACGGTGAAGTTAGAACCGACTTAGCAGATTTGATTTGCTCTAAAGTAGACTTAACACCCAAAGGTATTGTTGATAGGTTTGATCTATTTTCATTAGACCTCACACAAACAACAGTATATGGACACTTTGGCAAGAACAATGGATTACCATGGGAAGAAATAAATTTAGCACTATGAACAAATTATTCACTATCAGTTTAGTAATGTTATTACAGGCATGTGCCACTGGCAACTCTTACACACCAACTGCTCCAAGCATTGGTGATGCCAGAGACTCATGCCCTGTAACCGCAGGCACAATAATTGATCTACTTAATGTAACGTTAGAAGAAAGTAGACAAACATCAAAAACAGTTGGTGCAGGCATTGGCGGATATATAGCCAATGAAGCAACAGAAGATGAGAACGATGCAACACAATTAGTAGCCACACTTGCAGGAGCAGTTATAGGTGATGCTGTTGGTAATGCTGTTAGCAAATCCAAAGATAGAAATGGTATTGAATTGATCATAGAAGTCAAAGGCAAAGCACGAAGTATAATTCAAGAAGTAGATCCAAATTTACAATATCAGAAAGGTGATGCAGTTTGGGTAACAGGTTTTCTTGACACAAACAAGTATTCACGTTATAATACTTGCTCATCCGGAATTAGAGTTATACCAAGGAGTTTATGATGGCAAAATATAGATATAGAATTGAAGCAGGCAACTACGGTGGTGAATTAACCATCGGGGAAGTATCAGAAGCATTTGTAGAGTACTGGAAACATGAGGATCAAGAAGACCTCATAGAAGCAGTAACAGATTTTGATGATTACAGTGATGAAGAACCAGAGGATGCATTACAGAATCCTGATGCACCACCTATGTTAGACAGTTACTGGCATGACGTTGATGACCTTGAACATCAAAATGGCACATACTCAGATGGCACTTGGACAATTATCCCTGTACCAACTGACGGTTCAGATGATTGGGCATGGGAAAATGAAATCACTGTTGAACCTACTCACATGTACAGCAGAGAATGTTATAGTTCAGATGAAATTAGTGAGGAATATGCAGACCAAACAGTGCCTGTATTAGCATTCCACAGTTCAGAGAAAGGTACGTTTGCAGTTTGGTTCTTAGATACCGACGAAGAATTTGATGCAGAGAAATTGAGATTTGGCAGTTGTGAAAGTGACCTTGCAGATCTTGTTGAAGCAGTTTACTACGGTAAAGAAGAACTTGAAGCAAACTATGATTACAACGACACAACTGGCAAGGCATACTATGCCCATGTTGGTTACGTCAACCGAAAGTGGCATGACCAAATGGATCATTACACTATCGAACAGTTAGAGGAAGACGGATACTTTGACGAATGAGTGTATACGGTCATCCTGTTTACGCTCGATACCCACACCTGATAACAAAGACAGCATGGAAGAAAGTGTTTATAGTAAAGCCGAGGAAAACTGTAAGTGGTAAAACAGTTTTTTGTAGGTATGTATACACAAGAACAGTAGTTGATCAGGTAGAATACGAAACCAAAGATAATATAGTCATAAGGAAATTAAAAGGTGAGGATTGAACGAGATATTAAATTAGACTACAGTGATGTGCTGTTTAGACCTAAACGTAGTGAAATGGGTAGCCGTAAAGAAGTAGACCTCAATCGATCATATACATTTAGGAACAGCGGTAAAACATACAGTGGTGTGCCTATTATGGCCGCTAACATGGATGGCGTTGGCACTACATCAATGGCACTGCCTTTAGCAAAGCACGGACTATTCACAGTGCTTAAAAAGGATTACAGTTCAGCAGAGGTTTGGGATTGGTTAAATAATAATCAACACAAAGATGATTTATGTAGAACCATTGCAGTCAGCACAGGTATTACTGCTGACGAAATAGAAAGAACAGAAAAAACATTAAAACTAAGTAGAGCAATAGATTATCTGTGTATTGATGTTGCTAATGGATACTCAGAACGTTTTCTCGAAGCAGTAAGTTTGTTCAGAGAAAAGTTTCCAACTACAACAATAATTGCAGGCAACGTTGTAACGCCTGATATCACAGAGGAGTTAATTTTACGTGGAGCGGATATCGTTAAAGTGGGCATTGGCCCTGGTAGTGTTTGCACTACTCGTATTAAAACTGGTGTGGGTTATCCACAATTATCAGCAGTCATTGAGTGTGCCGATGCCGCTCATGGTCTTGGCGGACACATCATTGCCGATGGCGGATGTAGTAGTTCGGGAGACGTAGCAAAAGCATTTGGAGCCGGAGCAGACTTTGTGATGCTGGGTGGAATGTTAGCAGGCACAGATGAAGGTGGCGGCGAAATAGAAGGTGGCGTGGTTAAATTCTACGGCATGAGTTCAAACGAAGCACAGGAGCAACATGGTGGTACAAAAGAATATAGAGCAAGTGAAGGCAGAGTCGTACAGGTTCCTTACAAAGGTCCAGTTGGACCCATTGTTGGAGACATACTTGGCGGTCTCCGCAGTACTTGTACTTATGTTGGCGCAAAGAGTTTAAAAGAACTTAGTAAACGCACTACATTTGTGCAAGTAAACAACGGCAGGCAGTATAATACGGTTTACGAGAACCTAACCGTAGGCGACTAACGGCCATATTATTAATTTAACAGGGTTATAACACATAAATAAACGTATGAACTTAAAAGACAATATCCTAAAACTAAATAGGAATCCAGAATTAAGCGACTGGTTTAGCACAATGCTTGACGAACAAATAGCATTTGGCTTGTATCACAACGATATATCAGTATTACGCAGTAGACTTGTAACAGGTCTTGCAGAGTATCGCATAAAGCATAACATTGAAAATATCACTATTGGTATGAGTGGTGGCATTGATAGTGCCGTAACAGCCGCATTATTTAAAGAGGCAGGGTGGAATGTAACAGGCGTTGTTATGCCAATACATCAAGATCCAACCGAGACGGCAAGAGGGGAAGAGGCATGTGAGGCACTGGAGATCAACAAAGAAGTGATCGACCTCACATCTGCATTTGATCAATTAGTAGAATTTTATAAAAACATTGATGTTGACTTTAACAAAGAACTTGTTGATAACAACATGAAAGACCAAAACATTAGAAAGGGTAACATTCGAGCAAGACTTAGAATGATTACACTTTATAATTTAGCAAGTAAACTTGGAGGTTGTGTGGCAAGTACAGATAACTTCTCAGAACTTGCGGCAGGTTTTTGGACATTGCATGGTGACGTTGGTGACGTCTCACCTATCCAAGCATTGACCAAGAGCTGGGAAGTTCCTGCATTAGCAGAGCTTCTTGGTGTTCCGCAAAGTATTGTGGAAGCAAAACCCACAGACGGTTTGGGTATTGCAAACGGTGACGAGGACCAATTTGGTTTTAGTTACCTTGAATTTGATCTTGCACTTTTCAAAATTATGAGAGGAGGAATTGATTTAGATTCATTAACCGAGAGAGATAGAGAGATAGTCGAGGCTGTTATTAGTCGAGTGAGGAGTACTACTTACAAACGATCAAATCCTTTCAATCTTGATCACCCCATGGACTCATCGAGATATGAGGACTTGGATAAATTAGATATCTATATAAGGAGTTAACAATGGAATTTATTATTATTGGAGCACTTCTTGTTGCAGGTGGATTATACTGGTACTTTAACAAGGACGCTGGTTCTTTAGACATTAACAAAGATGGCGACATCAATGTTTTAGATCTTAAAGAAGCAACTAAAAATGTTAAGGCTGGTGTAAAAGCAGAACTTAAAAAACTGCCTACTCCTGGACAACTTAAAAAGAAAACTAAGGCACAACTCGTAGAGATGGGTCTGGAATTTGGAATTGAGTTAGACAAGAAGAAAAACAAAGATACAATGATTGCAGATCTTAAAAAAGGTCATAAAGCAAAACAGAAGTAACTTTACCAAAAATTAAGCATACTTTTCCGGTATGCTTTTTTTTGATCAAAATACCCGGAAAACTTAACACATCAGTTAATGATTGATAAATACTCATGGAAGATGAACTAACTCTCTCTTCCACAACGGGACGGTTGATTGATTGTCGGTTGAAGCGGTGTGTATCCGCTGTAGATCTCATCGTGAAGATACAACAATACGAAGTCAATATAAAAGTTTAGGAACTTTAACCCCCGAGCAGAGTTCGTAAGAATCTGTGAATGAGAGTGCTTTAAAAGGAGGCAATATGACTGCTATCGTAAATGGTAGTAAGGATTTGCTCCGTAGCACTTATAAGTCAATGCAGACATTCAAAGAGAAGTTTTGTCCAGATGGACAAACTTGTCAGGACTTAGGCGCCTTAGGCGGCTTAATGTTTACATTATGGTTTATGTGGTTGGCTATGGAACCGATTATCGTATGGTAATCTAAACCGCAAATCTTTTCTACCCACTAAAAATAAGAACAGTACCAAGCCAGTGTTAGTCATTAATACTGGCTTTTTTATATCTGCACCTATAAATAGTTGCATGTCAAGTATATTAGAAAAATACAAAACAGCAGTAAACAGTTTCCAATCGCAGAATGATTTTGATGCATGGTTGGTTACTTTGGGTAATGCATTATCGACATCCAACACCAGTGAATTGAGAGTGCGATCCAATTACATCAAAGGGTGTAAAAATAATTGTTGGATTGACAAAGTAGATGACAACATTGTGTTTGACAGCGATGCAATAAAAACAAAAGGCTTGGGAAAAATTTTAACTGATGTTTATAATATGACCGACAACACTGCCGGTATTAATTTTATAGACTTCAAAGATATAACACGTGGATTAAGCAGAGATGAACTAATAGGTTTTTCTAAAATGCTTAACCGCATTCATAACTTGACAAACAACAGTTAAGCATGTATAATGTGTAACTTAACTAAAGAGGAAATTAAATGAACTTTGTACCATATGTAATTGAAAAAACAGCACAAGGCGAACGTAGTTACGATATCTATTCGAGACTGCTCAAAGAACGTATTGTGTTTTTAAACGGCGAAGTAAATGATGCAGTATCAAACAGCATTTGTGCCCAACTACTTTTCCTCGAAGCAGACGACCCAGATGCTGATATTAACTTTTATATCAACTCACCGGGTGGTGCAGTAACATCAGGTATGGCAATGTATGACACAATGCAATACATTAAGCCAGACGTTAGTACTATTGTAATGGGACAAGCGGCCAGCATGGGTAGTTTCCTTGCTAACAGTGGTGCGGCTGGTAAACGTTTTATGTTACCAGGTGCAAGGCACATGATTCATCAACCATTAGGTGGTGCTCAAGGACAAGCAAGTGATATCGAAATCCGTGCTAAAGAGATTGTGCGTATCAAACGTGAACTCACAGAAGCATACGTTAAGCACAACACCAAGGGCAAAACATACGAACAATTTGAATCAGCAATGGATCGTGATAACTTTATGACGGCTCAAGAAGCACTTGACTTTGGTTTAGTAGACGAAATTATCTCTAACAGAGCATAGGGAATGTTTGGTGATAACCAAGTCTAAAAACCTTTTAACGTCTGATTTAACAGCATTTTTATTAGACCTATATAGGACTTTACCTAACCGAGTTTCAATAGAAAACCAAATTAGAGACAGACATTATCCAAGTGGAATTGGGCATTTTATGGTGTCAGAGTTCTCAAAAGACGAGTTTAAACCTTATTGGGAACACATAGAACCACGTTTAAACCACCGCTTAGAGCTAATATACGCCCGTGTGCTGAAGTATAACGTTGGATGCTACATAGAACCGCACTTAGACACATACAACAGCACAACGCAGTCGCAAAGTGACGTTAGTTTGATAATACAATTAAATGACCCTAACGAATACGAAGGTGGGGACATGGTTATAAATAATAGAAAGCAGAAACTTAATATAGGAGATGCCGTTTATTATACTTACGATGCAGAACACGGTGTAACACCAGTGACAAAAGGCATCCGATACGTAGCAAATTTAAGACTAAAAACGGTTAAATAGTAGTATGGAAATGAAAACATTTAATCCACAGGAAGAACTAATCACTCTCACTGATGGCGCCCAAAAACACTTTAAGCAAGTATCACAAGACAGTGAAGCATTAGGTGTACGATTAAAATTAACAGGCGGCGGCTGTGCCGGATATGCCTATGAATGGGAACTGGTCAAGGAACTGGGTGACATCAAACTTACCGAGTGGTCCAAAGAATACGAAGGTTTTCAATTTTGGTTAGACGACATGAGCAAGCCTTATCTTGCAGGCAGTGTGGTTGATAAGATCACAGGCATAGCAGGCAACATGATAGATATAACTTCACCTTTAGCCAGTAGTAAATGTGGCTGTGGTGAGAGCGTGACATTTGAAATATGATAGGAAATTACAGTTTCATCGAATACAGTTACAATCCATTACAGAATTCCAGAGATGAGATTCAGGATAGATTAGGACAACTAAAATTCAACCCCAGAACCACAAACGAGGATGGCAGTATTACTATGTGGGTGCAGGGTTTGTGCATCATGCTAATCAGAGAAACAGACAACGTAACAATGCCGGGCATTACTGGATTAGGACTTACCAGCAATGAAGACCCCGACACATTAAACGCATGGTTAGATGAAGACTTGGGAATGTTTATATCCAATGATACATGCGGCACACGAATCATACACGTCAATCTCAATGACATAGACACTGAAACAAAGTTAAACATATTCTCATTGGTCAGTCCAAACAACGAAGACCAAACATTAGGATTAACTAACATGAATGGTGTTGTGTACAATGCATGTACAAATACCATGATGGACTTCTACCAAGACGCAATGGGATTCAAATTCTCATCAAGCAGTGATACTTATAATATGTTAACCAGTGAGAACAATAGATTCACTATTTTAGTTAACAAAAGTAATATCAGCAGAAACATGCCTACACTGATATGTGAAACGCATGACGTATGGCACACTACATCTGCATGTGCATTTGCAAACATAGAACTTAAGAAATTTGACAAGCCTGAAAAACTAAACTACGGCACAATGAATCACAAGATTGTAGGATATAATTGTATTGCAGTAGGCACAGAAAACAGTTACAGTATTGAAAACCTAATACCCAATGCATTGCCTGGAATGGATTTGATCTTTAGAATGCGTAAGCAATACCTATCTATCAAAGAAGATTCACTGAGGCAACACTATGCATAGTAAAACATACTCAGAAATATTTGACAAGGATTTAATGCGTGAATATTTCAACAACGAGTATGAACTTGCTGATGTGCGTAAGCGAACAGCAGTATTTTTTGAGTTGTGGATGGACTGGAGACAAACCAGAGTTAAGTTAAAAAAGAACAAGATGTTACCAGTACAACGAATGCTCAAACAATTAGGTTACAAAGAGTTTTTCCACTTCCAAGTGAGGAGCGGCGAAGTTAGGTTTCGTGATACAGAAACTAAAGCATTAGCCTTACTAAGTGGATTGCAGGAGTACGAACGATGAGCGAACATTTTGATTACTATGATTATGTCAATAATCTCAAAGAAGATAAAATAGGCGATGAGATATCTAAGATAACAAAACGTATGCACAAAGTACCGCAGGGTACACCTATGTTTAATCAATTATCAGCAATGTTAGAAATGGCAATGCAGGCAAACAACGATAGTTTTGCAAGAGCAAGACTCAAAGCGGATAAGAACCAAAACACAGCCTTAGACATAGGCGAAATGGAAAGCACTGTAACAGAACCTGAGTACGATGAAACAGTGATGTTAGATATTATGGTACACAGTTACCTACCAAAGGACAAAAACACATGAGCAAATTTACATTAGAAAAAACATTCCCAATACAACTGCTGATATACTCGCAGGAAGGTAAGAGCATTTTAATACAAAACGTTGATTTAACATTTGATATGTTAACATCAGTAAGTGCTGTAGATGAAGACTCAATAATGAATGCACAGATCAAACAAAATGTAAGTTTTGGTAAAGCAATGGGTTGGATAGAAGGAATACTAAATCAGTCTCTTATGTTTGAGGGTACTGAGTTAGACTTTTACGAACTAAACAATAATTTTGTATTGTTACCAGACCTCACAGAAAATACAGTGTGTGCGGCAATACATTGCAAACTGAATAGTATCATAGAAGAAGATTCCTACATTACCAGAGTAACCATGTACGACAAAGACGACAAGGTAAAATACAGTTACTCAGCAGATGCCGAAGACGATTACCCATTACCTACATTAAAAGAATGGTTAGGTGATAAAACATATTGGGATATACCATGGTGGTATAGAGAAGATGTTACAACATATGATAAAGTTGCTAAGACACAAGAAGAATACAGTGACTGGATAAAGAAAAAATCAGAACTAAACATTGATCAAAAGAACATGCAGATGTTTGACGACATTGAAAGCGAAGTAGAAAATGTGTTTAAGAGTGTAATGCTGGAACTTGCAGGCAAGGATATTAAAGAAGAAGCACCTATGCCCAAGGAAGGTAAGATTATTAACTTATTTGATAAACCCACAAATAAGTAGGTTGACATATTGACTAATCACTGTATAATAAACTAATGACACATACCTATTCTGAGAACACAGGCATTGAATTATTATATAGGACACGTTACATAGAAGACGTGCCGTTCAGTGAAGATGTTGTAAACAAATTTAATGAGTTTTGTACTGAATTAGAATTGCCAGTGTTATCCGAAACAGGCAACTACAGTAAGGACTTTAACATTCCGCAACACTACAAGAACATTGATGTTGAGGAATATATTAGAGGGTTAGTTCCACAAAGCGGCGATTCAGATATATCTGTCAATGCGAGAGTAGAACAGGAATTAGCAGAATTTAGTGCCAGGAACCTATTTCCGGTGCTACAATTACTGATATATATAGTTGATACCCTGAGAATGAATAATCTTGTTTGGGGTGTTGGAAGAGGCAGTTGCGTAGCAAGTTACTGTCTTTATCTAATAGGCATACATAAAGTAGACAGTATAAAATACAATTTGGATATTAGAGAATTTTTAAAGTAGAGGAAAAAATGGTAAACAGAAGATCAAACAAAGGCACGATAATTGATATGGATGCTATAATGGCGGCTAATGAAAAGTCAGTAGCAGTCGGCAACATGGGCGTTAATGCTAAAGGCGAAACAGTGCGAGATGGTGTTGTTGTGCAATCCTCGGAAGAGCGTGTTAGAGCATATTATAAAAATAATCCTAAGAGTAGTACTGCACAGGCAAGTATTAAAGGTCAAAGACCAACACTAACACCTGACGCTAACGAACAACCAATAATGGATGTTAAAACTGCTAAGACAGCCGCAGAAAATCTACGCACAATGCAAGAACCTTCTGTAGCAGACACAGTAGACGAAGTTATTGCAGACAAAGAAAATTTAAGTATCTCAGATATTCCACCGGAAGTTAATGAACCAGATGAATTTGATGCACCAGAAGGAACAGAGCCTCTTGGTTTCAAAGAAGTAGAGTTACCAAACGGTGATATTGACATGGTTCCATATTATAGAGAAGAGGATAAGTAAAAACCTTGACAAATTCAATTGAAGATTCGTCGATAGTTTTGGATTTAGACTTGAGCAAATTGGACACAATTTACAGTGGCTCCACAGTTTATAGTAGCGACACTACTACCACTACTAATTGGTCTGTTTGTGATAGTGATTATTTTTCTTTAGACAACACTATCACTATTTCAGATCCTACTACACCTGCTGGTAATATAACAATAGGCAGTCATGTTTTAACTGAAGATAAAATACAAAAGTTGGATGCATTACTTGATGTAATTGAGAGTGCAGAAGGCAGTGAGATAAAAGCAATGTTCGATACAGCATTAGCATTGAACAAATTAAAAGGAACAAACAAGTGAAACTAAGAGCAATCAGAGACAACATTTTATGCATCAATGGTGACTTTGGTGATATGACAACTGAGTCAGGGTTGATTATTAAATCCACTGCTGGCAAGAGTGAAGGTATCACACCACGTTGGTTTCAAATATTTGAATTAGGTCCCGAAGCAGACAAAGAATTAACAGTAGGTCAGTGGGTATATGTTGCTTATGGTAGATGGACCGAGGGACTTGAATGTGAGGATGAGCGTTTTCCAGATGGTAAAACAAAAGTTTGGAAAATAGATCCTGAAGGATGCCTTGCAGTAAGTGACGAACAACCATCGCAACAATTAAATTACAACAAGAGCACAGCATTCGATGGCTCTTACTCTAACGTATTAGATCAATAATGAAATTTCCAGAAAGTAAAACAGGCATAGGCACAACTGGAGCAGTAGGATGTATCTTACTGGTTGCCATCATAGGAGAGTTTATTTCCGGATGGTGGTTGCTGTTAGCAATACCACTGCTAATGAGTGCCGTGGGGCAAGAATCAGGTAGATAATGTTTAATTATATTGAGAATGTATTTCCGCAGGATGTAATAGACTCACTACATAATAAATATATCACAGTCAAAGAAGACGACTTATTAAGTTACGACATATGGCCTCCGCTAATGACCGAACAGAATACTTTACCTGTTAACTACACAGAACATATATCTAAAAAAGATAAACTATTAGTACTATCTTTACTGTTCGACAATGAAAACTCACCGTTTCATAATGATGCTCGTTTAAGATACACTAATATAGCAATACAAAAAATCTCACCAGGAAGTAGAATACCGAGACACACTGATACTGCCCTCGGTAGTTTAACAGTATTTCTAAACAAAGAGTATGACACTTCTAACGGTGGAGAATTTCTTTGGTGGGAGAATGAACAGTCAAAAGAGTCATACTCTGTCATACCAAAATACAACTGTGGCGTTTGGGCCTTATACAATGAGGGAGATGTTATGCCACATGAAGTTACAACAGTCAACAATTATCACAGAGTATCAATACAATTTTTTATATGGGGTAAAGATCAAGACCCCACAGTTAAATACGCACCGAGGGACGAAAATGCCGTACATTGAAAAAACAGGTAACAAAGCAATACAAGAACAACTATGGCAATGGGAAGGTGTAATGCACGACCCAAACATAGATGGCTTTAATGGATTTGGTTGTAAGCAAAAGATTTACAAAGTATTGTGGCAGGCACAGAAGGCACTTGAAAATTCTCCACACTACTTCGGAGAAGAGGATTGGATACAAGAACAAAAAGACAAAGAAGCAATTAAAAAACTTGGAGGCAGAGATGAATAAAACAACTTTAGCACTAACAATAGCAATAACATTTTTTATGGTATCGTGTACAAACCTTAACAAGTACATACCAGAGAATTTTGACGGCAACGAATATATGAAACTATCTGAACTGGCAGTGATGTCAACTCTTAGCGAGTCATGTAACAGTATGGAATTATCCGCTATGAGATATCACAGTGCGGTATTGATGAAGTACAGCGAAGGCACACTAAAAGAAAACATCGCAGACATATATGAAGGCATACACACAGAAATTATGCAACTGGTAGAACGAACAGATCCTTCTCCAGCATATTGCAAAATAAAAAGAAACAACATAACAGCATTGATTGACCAAGCAATGGATACATTTGGAGATAGAAAGAAATGAGCGACTATACAAAATTACAAGAAGAAATGATAGCACAGGTAACTGAATTAAAAGGATTGCATGAGGCTGGAGATTTATCAGAAAGTGAATACAATGAGCTTGTAGAAGACATCACAGACTCTGCTAAAATCAGTGCTAAGATTGGCACTGAAGCAGATGCCATAATGGTAGGTAAAATCATTGATGCAGTTAAGTTGGTAGCGAGTTTAGTATAATATGAAGATTGGTGTTATTGGCGCAGGCTTTGTAGGCGGCAGTGTTATAAACGGATTCGACACAGAATCTGTAGACTTATACATTGTTGATCCTGTTGTGAGCGAACATAACAACATACAAGATCTGGTAGGTGACTTTGATCCACAGATAACCTTTGTGTGCGTACCTACACCAGAAACTGATAATGGTGATGTTGATGTATCTATAGCAAGACAAGTAGTAAGTGACTTGTGGGATAGAAACTATAAAGGCATTGTGGTAATGAAAAGCACAATCACACCAGATCATCTTACTAAAATGAAAAAGGACTTTGGCATACGTTTAGTTTACAATCCAGAGTTTCTCACAGAAGCAAATGCCCACAACGATTTTATTAATCCTCAAATGCAAGTGTTGGGTGGCAAATGGAAAGACTGCGACATAGTAGAAAAGGCTTATGTGAGATACAGCAAAGTAAAAGTTGTACCAACATTTAAAACTGATTTAATCAGTGCAAGTTTATTAAAGTATACCATTAATAGTTGGTTAGCAACCAAGGTATCATTCTTCAACGAGTTGTACGATTTACACGAAGCCAGTGGTGCAAATAGTTCATGGTCTCAGTTCACTGACATGCTGACCAGAGATAGTCGCATAGGAAACACTCACATGCAAGTACCAGGTCCAGATGGTAAGTTTGGTTTTGGTGGACACTGTTTTCCTAAAGACACAGCAGGTATTTTAAAATATGCTGACAGTAAGAATCAAAAATTAAAAATATTAGAAACATCCGTAAAACTAAATCAAAAACATCGTAGCAAATAGCACTTGAATATTAATCACGTCAAAGGAACCCATATTCTAATAGTTACTGATTATTGGGAACACACTAACGGAGTTGTTACAGCATTAAAAACCACTGTCAACGAATTAGAGAATAAAGGATTTTCAGTACAAGTAATCTCAAAATACATAGCAGGAGAAGAACGCAAGTGGTGTGCTTGGGCTAATGCTATTTACATAGCAACACCAGAAAGCAAAATAGGATTTAAGTTTTTAAAACATTGTGTATTTAATCGCATACCATTTACCACAGGATTCCATACCAATTGGCCTGAGTACATAAAGCAAAAATATTATATACCTACTACCTGGACTTTTAAAATATTTAGATTGTTACATTGGTTCAGCACAGCAATATTAGTTCCAACGGACAGCGGTAAACAAGAGTTACACGATAACAAGTTTAAGAACATACGTGTTTGGTCAAGAGGTGTTGATCAAGAAATATTTAATCCAAGTAAAAGAAATGCTCTTACCACAGTGGGTAGACCTATATTGTTATGTGTAAGCAGAGCTATCAAAGAAAAAGGTTTGGATGATTTTTGTAGTTTAGACACTACACAATTTGGCGATAGGGCAACAAAGATAATGTGCGGTGATGGACCGTACTTGCAAGAACTAAAAAGCAAATACCCAGACGTTATTTTTACTGGGGAGCAAACAAAAAGCCAGTTAGCAGTTTGGTATGCATCTGCAGACGTATTTGTATTTCCAAGCAAGTCGGATACGTTTGGTAACGTTATGTTAGAAAGTATGGCGTGTGGTACACCAGTTGCGGCATATCCAGTAACAGGACCAATAGATATCATTGAGCCAGGCATCACAGGATGCACCAAAGAAAATTTACACGAAGCAGTAGAGATTGTTTTGAATTATAACAGGACGTTATGCGAAACGCAGGCATTAAAGCATTGCTGGGAAAAATCTACAAATCAATTTATAAAGTCATTAACTTATCGTTGACAAAACATTATTTTTAATGTATAATGCTAAGACATTTTGAACACACACAGGTATACACATGAAAGAATTATGGACAGAAAAATATAGGCCCAACAACGTAGACGGCTACGTTTTTAGAGATCAGAAACAAAAAGAGCAGGTACAGAGTTGGATATCAGAGGGTGCATTGCCTCACTTGTTGTTTAGTGGTGCGCCTGGAACTGGTAAGACCACTTTGGCAAAACTACTGTTAGCAGAATTAAATGTAAGTCCTATGGACATCATGATGATTAATGCCAGTAGTGAGAACGGTATCGACGTTATTAGGCACAAGATAACAAAGTTTAGTAGCACGTTACCGTTCGGTGAATTGAAATACATCATACTTGATGAGGCTGACTATGTGACTAAAGACGGTCAAGCGGCTATGCGTGGAGTGATGGAAGCATACGCATCAACATGTAGATTCATTCTCACTTGTAATCATGTCCATATGATTATTCCAGCAATACAAAGCAGGTGCCAAGGCTTTCATATTGAGAAGTTAGATATCAATGAGTTCACAAGTCGTGTTGCAACCATATGCATAGATGAGGGTGTTAGCATTGATATAGAAACACTTGATACTTATGTACAAGCAAGTTATCCAGATTTGCGTAAGTGTATTAACCTTGTTCAACAAAATGTAAAAGACGGTGTACTAAACAGACCCGAAGTGGGAGATCAAAAAGGCACTGCTGAATGGATGCTGAGTGTAGTAGAATTATTTAAGCAAGGCAACTTTAAAGAAGCACGTGAACTAATTGTTACCCAAGCAAGACCAGAAGAATACGAAGATGTGTACAGATTTATGTATCGCAATATTGGACTGTGGGGAACAACAGACTTACAACAAGACCAAGCAGTGGTTATTATTAGAGATGGTTTAGTAAAAAGTGTTAGTTGTGCTGATCCTGAAATTAATCTTAGTGCTACCCTAATTGAGTTACAGATGAATGCACAAGGATAATAAATACAAGTATGAAATTAATTGTAATGTCAGATTTAGGTGCCAAGCCTACACGTGTAGGTACATTATTAAATAATAATAGGCCAGCAGGTGTTCACCATATTGTAAACATAGCCAACAACCACGGTGTAGATGCTGAGGCTATTGACTATTGGAAAGATTGGCCTGAAGAACTACTCATAGAAAGTATTGTGAGTTTCTTTGGTGATGATCCAACGTGTTGGATTAGTCTAAGTGGCAGTATCGATGGTAGTAGCACAGAAGCATTCAAAGAACTTGTTGTTAAAATAAAAAAACACTGCCCTGTTAAAGTAATGTTAGGTGGGTATCGTGTTACTGTAGGTGATAGCAGTTGGGTTGATTTAGCATTCATGGGTAGATGTACCAACATATTCACAGATTGGCTTGAAGGTAAAGACTTAGATCAATACGTTCATTCAACTAACCCACTAACATACAAAAACCCAGACAAAATCATACGTGAAACTGCTGTCAGTGTTGTTCCTAAAGACGGTGACTTTTGGAGTCCCAGAGAAACAATGTCATTAGAGATGGCACTTGGCTGTAAGTTTAATTGCAGTTTTTGTGGCTACGACTATCGAGGTAACAAGAACAGTGTATTCGTAGACAAAGAATTGTTAACAGAAACTATGCAAACAGCATATGATAAGTTTGGCATCAAGCATTTTTATCTTGCAGACGACACCATGAATGAGATTGACGATAAGTTAGAACTATTAGGTGATGTATGTGAGGATTTAACATTTGAGCCTGACCTAATGGGATTTATTAGATTAGATGTACTTGGTGGACAGCCGCATCAAATGGAACTAATAAAACGTGCTAATATTAAAAGCATGTTCTTTGGCATAGAAAGTTTTTCTACCAACGTAACCAAGTTAATACGTAAGGGTGGTAAACCAGAAAAGAACATGGATACACTGGCAAAGATTCGTGATGAGCACCCAGACATATTTACATATGGTAATTTTATTATAGGCTTAACTGGCGACTGTGAGAAAGATATTAGATACTATGCTGAAAAAGTTGTTAACGAACAACTGTTAACCAGTGCAGGATGTAATACATTAAGGCTTTATCAAGGTCTTGATAACACTGAGATAATGAGTGACATTGATTTAAATCCTAAAAAGTTTGGATACGAAGTTATAGGCACAGACAGGAATTGGCCGGAGTTAGGTTACAGTTCTCAATCATGGGCTAATGATTGGACATCGTCTACCGAGGCAGGCCGTATTACAAGTTGGCTCGATGATTACTATGATAAGAACTTACAAAGCAGATACACTGGTCACGAGTTCCAAAGTATTAAAAGTTGCTTACCAGGACTTAGTCATGCTGAATATAACATGGCTTTACCAGCACACAACGTAAGACGTACTAAATTAGTTCAAAAGTACATTAAGCAGAAAAGTGCCTACTTAATTGGATAAATAGTATTATGAAGAAGCCAACAAACACAACAAAGAAAACAGTTATACAGGATACGGAAGTACTCGTAGTCAAATTAGTATGGTACAAACGACTGTGGCAATGGTGGTTGAGCTTGTGGAAAGAAGAGTATGAAGTAGTTGTTTGGTTTCACACTGAAACAACTATTAATGCGGAAGGCCTTAAAACAGTAAAACGTAATCGCAAAGAGTTCCAATTAAAAGATATCAGCAAGAAAACAGCCACGCACATAGTGGGTAAAGATATATTTGGTAAGCCATTTGAGATTAAAACTGTTGAGCCATTTGATTACCAAATACGCAAAATATTATAATGAATCCATATCTTGACGGTGCGATTATAATCGACTGCACCAACTCCTCTAATATGAGTGGTGAGAGAGCTCAAGTAATTAGGCCATTAGCACCAATGGCAATCCATCATGAAATAGTAAAAAGAGATTACTCTGCAACACTGTTTGACTATTTTTATGACTGGGATAACGACACACTGTTAGAAAACATTGTGACATGGTGCGAATCGCAGAACGTTACAAACCCTTTGTTGTTAAGCACATCATTGTTTAATAAATTCTTAATAAGCAAAGGCAACAAGTTGTACGACTTTGTTAATAAATTTAAACAACACTTCCCCGACAGTAAATACTTCACAGGAGGACCTATTGCTGTTCTCGATCCAGACTGTGACATAGTGCCTGATGCAGTGTTCAGAGGCAGAAGTCTACACTTGTTTACACGATGGCTCGATACTCCACATGAACCTTTGTTGAATACTATTACTATGAAAGGCGATTGCACAGTGTATCACAGGACTGGCACAGACATAGTTGAGAAACCCATAGTGCCAATACTGTATGATGATTACTGTCTAACAGAAAATGATATAGTGAGTTTTGAAACAAGATTAGGTTGTAAGTTTAATTGTACATTTTGTAACTTTGAATTCCGCAATGCTAAAAACACACACGATGCTGACCCAAAAGATTTACAGCATTATTTTGAAACAGCAAAAAACAAATATGGCATACAGCATTTTAGTTGTGTGGATGACACATTCAACGAGGACGATGTTAAGATAGAAAACTTGCTGAGTGCTGTTACACAATTAGACTATCAGCCAAAGATAATTGGATACACACGATTTGATTTACTTAAAGCAAGACCTCACCAAGCAGAGATGCTTGACCGCTGTGGCTTCCATGGACATTACTTTGGCATAGAAACGTTGCACAGAGAAGCAAGTAAACGCATACGCAAGGGTATAGAACGTGTGAGTAGTTTGAACTACTTGGAAGAATTACGTGAGAAGTACCCTCATTGGTGGATATGCAGTGGCTACATAGTTGGCCTACCACCAGAACCCATTGAACATGTATTAGATGTGTGGGAAGAACTAACTGAAAGAAAACTGTTAGACTCTGCTATTATACAACCACTGGGTGTGTATGCAGTAGAGGATAATGAATTAAACTATGCAGAGATAAACAAAAACCCTGAGAAGTTTGGTATAACTATAAAACCTAAAAAGCCTGGCAGTAATGAACATATACTCGATTGGGAACACGGTACTATGAATTTCAAACAGGCAACAATATATTCAAGAAGGCTGTCATCTAACGTGTTCAAGAAAGGTATCACAATGTTAGATAGTTGGGAGGCTGTGAGTCGTAGAGCCTTAGGTTTGAATGATTTGTTGAGTGTAGAAGGCAAGCAACAGTTTAAAGAACAAGTACTGAAGCAAGGTAAAAAATTCTACTACAGTGATAAATTCTATGCATCGAGCAACGATCATGTTACTCGATACATAAAACTAAAACAAGATTATATTTCGTCGTTGTAGATATTCAGCACTTCATCGACCACTGGATGCCTTGCTATATCTCCTTGATTAAACTGTACCAGTTTAATACGATCACTCTTTGATCTCATTAATTTTTCAATGAACAACTTTAATCCGTTGCTCTCGAAACCTCTGTCATGCTGTGCCAAGTCGCCAGTAACAACAATTTTACTATTGTCACCTATTCTTGTTAACAGCATTTTCATTTGACTGTCTGTTGCATTCTGCATTTCGTCTGCAATAATGAAACTGTTTTTAAATGTACGTCCACGCATATAAGCCAGAGGTGCTATCTCTACTTTATTATCGTTCAACATATATTCTATTTGCTCAGGGGAATAATACTCCTCGAACACATCAAAGATAGGTCTCGTCCATGGCGCCATCTTTTCCTGTAACGTGCCTGGTAAGAAACCGTGTTGCTCATCTACGCTCACAGCAGGACGTGTGACAACAAATTTATCTATGTCATTTTCCTTTAATGCTTTGATTCCTGCGAGTGTTGAGATTAGTGTTTTACCCGTTCCTGCTGGACCTACTGCAAACACTATATTGATATTTCGATCTTCTAATAAGCCAAGTAACTCGTCTTGATTAAAGTTCCTTGGTGTTATACTTACTTTAGTATTTCTTTGGCGTTCTATGGCGCCACCCTGTATTACTCTCAAATAGTTATCTCCGTTT